AGGTTACACCAGACATGAACTTACGCCACTCAATGGCGTTGCGAATGACCCATTGACGATTGTTGATTCCTTTGAGAATAGAATCTAGATAGTCAACTTTTTGTTTTTGCATGTCAATTTTCGTTTGGATCTTGATCAAATCAGCATCTGAATCAAGATAAACATCCATATCTTGCCGAAGAATTCTGTGGTCAAACTGCTCCCAACCTAAAGCGGTAAGTTCGTCTTTTGACATCTTGCCCGAATAGTACTCCCATTTCTGTCTTCGAAGAATTTTGTAATCAGCCTCATACTTTCTCAATATGAGAGATTCGTCGTGGAAAATATTAAGATACTTTCCATGCAGTTGAGGAATTCGAACAGATTCATCTGCAAGTTCAGTTCCGTCCATTTTCAGGTCGGTTTCGGCCATTTCACGGATTCTTTCAATATTCATTGCGTAAATTGTATCCTAAAATCTTGAAATGTCAATACATAATAATATGAGAGTTTATGGAATAGATTATTCTATGACTTCTCCAGCCATCTGTTTATTTGATGGTGAGGAGTGGTCTGTGAGATACTTGACTTCAACTTCACGACATGTGAAAGAATATCAATTTCAAACTTTAATGGGTAAGATTAGTATCGTTGGAGACCCACACAAGGAATTGTGGAAAACTCAAGAGCATAGATTTCATGATATTTCAGAATGGGCGATGGCTTGTATTGATGATGTTCGTGCTAAAATCGTGATAGAGGATTATGCCATGGGGTCTAAAGGTAAAGTTTTCCACATAGCAGAAAATTGCGGCTTGTTGAAACACAAACTGTGGAGTGAGGGTTTCAAGTTTGAGACAATCGCACCAACATCTTTAAAGAAATTCGCTACAGGTAAAGGCAATTCTAATAAAGACATCATGCATGCTCACTTTATTAAAGACACAGGGGTCGATCTCATGAAAGAGATGACCCCTAATGCCAAGGACTGTATCAGTCCAGTTTCGGATGTGGTTGACTCGTTTTACTTAGCCAAATGGGCTAATCATACGGCCATAGATCTTGTTGTGTAGATTTGAGGGAAAGCCTTTTCAACCATTTCCTTATCGATTCCGTATGAATACTTGAAAGATCCCTCAAACATAGACTTGAGCATTTCTGTTTCCTTTTTGGAAATGGATTCAAGAATCTGAATCAGGATTTCATCCTTTCGTTTAGCGGAAAGGTTGTATTCTTCTTTGAAAATGTAAAGTCTTCGAACTTCCGCCCAAAGAGAAGATGGTGCTAATCCATCAGGACTGCCGTCTTCGGTGAAATCCGGTAGAGTCTTTCTATACCAGGCAGTTCCATCGAATGCATATTTCAACAGTTCTCGCATGGTTATTGTGTTATTTGCTTGAAGACCACGAACAATATCTTGCGGTCCTTTGGCCTTGTTCTTAATATCAATTAGAATCTCTGCAATAGTTAAATTCGCTGACATGTTTAAAACTCCTGTAAGTGTTCGATAAGCAAACGCATATTGTTTTCTATCATATACGGTAATATCTTTGATCGATTGCCTTCAGAAGGGACTTCGAATTCACTCATAATTGCGGTTTCAATTCTATTCGGAATTCGTGAAAAATCGATCATGGTCTTGTTGCGTTCGTAGTTGCGAAGCATTTCATCTGTGCAGAATGTATTTAGCGGAACTTGAATCCATTCGACAAGTTTCTTCTCGTAAATAGGTTTTTGTCGTTTACTTTCGACAAAAACAGAATCGTCCGATAGGAAATTGGGAACTCCATCGCCACTATCTCCCCTCATGATATGGCGTATAAGTTCCTCTCTAGGATTTTCGCAGACGATGAATTCTTTCGTCCGAGGACACCATTGTTTCACATTCGGCAGGCTCTGTAGTTGGAAGAAGTCGTGGTCTGATGATACAATCAGATGCTTCCCTTCAAGATTCTTTGAAAGGACTGCAATGATGTCATCACCTTCACACGAATCAACTTCCATCAGTTTATAGGGGAAGACATCCTTCAACTCTTTTTTGATCTGACGCAGAATGTCCCATAACTGATCCCAGTTAATATCGGACTCTTCCCTAACCTTTTTTCGATTGGCCTTGTATTGTGGAAAGATATCCTTGCGCCACGCCCGTACACGGGAGTCATAACACAAAACAGGTTCACCATATTCACTTGAGAACCTAAGTCTGATAAGTCTAATACTATTGACTACCATATGACGAATAAGACCAATATCCATATTGGGCTTACCCTTTGACTCAGCCATCAAGTTAGCAATAGTGATTTGGTTCATGTCCAAAAGGATCATACCGAATAGTATACAGACAAAACTTAAGTTGTCAAGACTTGACAGGGATTAAATATGGGTGTATATTACATGAAATCCCAATTTGGATGTTGGGATGCCGTAAAGTTTCAAGATAGAAAATAGGATAGAAAATGTCTAAGAATCATCAGGGCGTTGTTCCTCAGAAGGTTTATGTTAACTCGCTGGATAAGGTTGCGACCGTTCGCAAGGTCGAAGAAGATCCTGTTTGGGGGACGCAGTATTTCGTTAGCACTTATTCCCGAGAGTGGGGGCCGGAATTCTTTTGGGTTAAGAGTAGCGATGTTCAACCGATTACGACGGCTAAGGGAAGTCCATCAAATTCCGATTCAGATGTTGACTAAATACAACTAGTACTATGCCATTCTATGACTACATCTGTAGGGCTTGCAACCATGAATTCGAAGAGATGCTTCGTATTGATGATCGCAAGAAGCCAACCAAAAAGCCTTGTGAAAAATGTGGTCAGAAGAAAGTAGAACAGATCATTAAAGAGGCTCCATCTGCTTGCGACCCTATTCGGGTTGGCAGCGTAGGCAAGGTGGATAACGGTTTCAGGGAAGTTTTATCTAAAATAAAGAAAGCACACCCACGGCATAAAATGCGTGACTATTAAGCAATGAAGTTGAAATCTGTCGAATTAGAGGGTAAAGGTAGATACTATCAATCCCCAACAACTTTTCGTTGGTATCCATCGGTTACCACAGTTGTCAATCATGAAATGGAAGACTTTTGGCGAGAGTGGAGGAAAAATCCGCAAAATCTTGCCATTTCAAAAAAAGCATTAGCAAGAGGCAATCGTCTACATCAGGTGATGGAAGATTATCTTGGTGAGAAAATAGTACCAAAAGATCCATTTGATAGGATGAAGTTTGATTTACTGAAGCCTTGTCTAGATAAAATTACTAGCATCCGAGCAATCGAAATTCCAATGTGGTCAGACAATATTCTTCTTGCAGGAAGAGTAGATTGTATTGCAGAATACGATGGTAAGTTGGCTGTAGTTGATTTTAAAACAGCAGGCAAAGATAAGACTAAAGATCAGATTCTTAATTATTTTCATCAGACAACTGCATATGCATATATGTGGAATCAATCTCATGAGAAAGAGGATTTGATTGAGAGAGTGGTCATTTTGATTGTTACTGACGATGGAACATTACAGGAATTCGTTGAATCGCCTTCGAATTATAAGAAGTCCATGTTTGGCACAATCAAGACTTATTGGGATAAATACTCATTCAGAGAAGTACAGGAGATAGCAAATGAAATTCATCAAGCGACTATTCAGTTCGGATGAAGTGTTGCCGCCAGCAAAAATTGAAAAGTATCATTGTGTCCGTTTCATGACCGAAAAGGGTGAACAACTTGGTCTTTTACTGACACAAGAAGAATTTGAAAGAGCAATTTTTCGATGGACTCAAACCATTGAAACCATGCCAATAAATGAAAACTTAAAGGGAGAAGGAGATACTGAATGGGATCAATTATGAATATTAACCACGACTTCTCAAGGGAGGTTGAGGAACTTGCTAGATCAAGAAAGGGTGATTATATGGAGTCAGTTATGGATTTATGTGAAAAGTATGGTATTGAGCCTGAGTCGGCTGCAAAGTTGCTCTCAAAACCTATCCGTGAAAAACTCAAGAGTGAATTTGAATCGTTGAATATGGTTCGTGGAAAAAGAAAAACCACGAAGTTACCTCTTGACT